GACCCGCAAGCCTGTGGAGATACCCGACTACCTGCTGAACAAAGAACAGTGGGAGCAGACCCTGCGGATCGTGTTCGCCATGCCTGCCATGACTTACCAGTTGAGTCCAGAGGCCAAGGCGATCTATCAGGAGTTCCAAGATTGGTATGACGCCAAGCGCAACGATGAACGCTTGCTCCAGTCTGACGATACCTTCATGACCGCCTTTGGCAAGATCGAGGGATTGACCGGTAGGCTCATGCTTATGTTCCACCTGATCGAAGCGCCTTTCAGTCTTCACGTATCCGCAGACATCGCCCAGCGGGTGATTCTCATGGTGCAGTCTTACGTTGTCCCAGCGTACCGGTATGCCCTGGCCGAGTTAAGCGGCACGGCCAACTTCGACACCTGGCTGCGCGACTACATTATCCAGCACGCTGATGAGTCCACGATCACGCTGGCCGAGATCAAGCGGTCGGCACGCAGGCAGATCGAGAAGGTCAACGTGTGGCAACAAGACCAGATGATTTATGGTGCGATGCACCCACTCGAGCAGGGCCACTGGGTCATGCGAATGGATGACGGTTCACGGGAAAACCAGCATCATGCCCAGTGGGCCATTAACCCAGCATTGGCCACGGAATTTAAGGACCACAGGGCAGAGGTCATCAGGGCCAAGCAGCGCCAACTCGATGAGATATACAGGCTGTCCAAGAAAGAAAAGCCCCGTGTGTACGGGGCCGAGATTCTGGATTGATTTGGCCCCGCAAGGGGCTTTTTCATTTTTCCATTTTGAATTTCGAAAAAGTTCCAGATGCCTTATAAAGGCCTTTTTCGCCCAGAAGGTTACTCAATCAGCGCCTCCAGTTCTTCAGGCGTCACCAGCGGGTCAGGCAGCACAGGCGCAGCGGTGGCCGGCAGGGCAGGGGATACAGCGGCCAGCAAGTCAGGCGCCAGTGTGGCCAAGGTGGCCAGCACGGCCACCAGGCGCACGGCTGCAGCATTAGGCGCGCGGGTCCCGTTGGACCATTTGCGCAGGGTATGCACAGGGACCCCGATCAAGTCAGCGGCCAGGGTATCGGTGCGATTGTGGGTTAGTGTGGCCAGCATGGCCAGGAATTCAGCGTTTACAGGGGTTTTTGTGGTGGTCATTGGGGTAAGGTAGGGTAAGGGTCAAAAAAACCCTGGCACGGTGGCCAGGGTTACGGGGTTACGGGGTTACAGGGGCAGGGCTACAGGTCCCATAGGGCAGCAAGTAAGGCCACCACCAGGGCAGCCACTAGAGCGCTCATAATTCGGACCCAGCGATGCGGTCGATCAGGTCCAGGGCTTCAAGGGCAGCACCTGGCCGGTGTTTGTCGTCCAGGTCGTGCGCGATGGCTTCAAGGGCAGCCACTGCCTGCCCCAGGGCATGCTGCAGATCAGCGATGCGGCCATAAAGGCGCGCGGTCCCGGGAAACCCTTCAGAATAGGCCAGGCTTTCCGATTCGCTGGCCTGCAGCCGGTCAAGATTGAATGTCATTTTCAGTAATCCTCGATTGTCAGTGAATCGTTAAACAATTTACAACCCAGCATGGCCAGGTCAGTCAGGGTTTCATCCTCGAGATAGTCGGTGATATTCAACCGGCCAGGTGTACGGACCGATTCGATCCATTCGTTATAAATACCGGTCGAATCAAAGTCATAAACCATTGTCACCAGGACAACACCCCGACCGGTGCCGATAGTTGTCTCAAATTCATAAAAAGTACTATTAGTTCTCATTACATTTTCTCCATTTTCATAAAAATAACCTTGGCCATCTTGCGACCGTGCGCAGGGTAGGCGATCAGGTCAATTGATTTGTCCCAGCATGCCCGGCATCCGCTGCATTTGCCCTCATGCTCATATGCCCGGCAAAGCGATACACCTGGTGCAGCCTGAAAAGTATCGGCACTGGGTCCGATCACAGATCCATGCAGACCCGGGGTGTATTCCCCGGTCACACTATCGGCAGAGAATCGGACCGATACATTGGGCAGTCGCTGCATGGCCTCGAGTACCTGGCGGAATTTAGGGAATTTATACATTCGAGTCGGCAGCCAATGCATGCACCAGGGCGTGCGGATCATTACCTCCAAAACCTTTTCGGCCAGGGCCAGCGAATACAGGTCCCCTGAATCCAGCCACCGAAAATAATCATCCCTGGCCAGTTCGGCCACCATGTTATCGGTCCAATCCAGCCGAACCCAGTCCGTGCGATTGTGTTCCCTGGGTGCTTTTACGTTATTCATAGCGTAGTGGCCCGTTGTCGCATAACAACCCTTGCAGGCATCGACCAGGACCCCAGGGGATTCAATCGACCCAGGGCAGGTGTCCAAGGCCTGCAGGGACCATGAGCGGATACCGTCCAGCTTGGATGTGACGCTGATACGTGGCCATGCGGTATCCATGGCCAAGGTGATAGGGGTAGCTTTGCTCATGCTTTGCCCCTAGCCAGCAATCGAGTAATGCCGGCCACCAAAGTGTCCAGGTCTTTTGCCCAGTGGTTAGGTCCGCCGGTATAGTCTTTCAAGTGTTCAGCGGTTCGATACATGTAACCCAGTGAACCGCATGGTTCAGTGTTGACGTACACGATAGCACCGGCCAGCGAGATAAACCCGCTGCAGCCCCGTTTATCCCCGTTCACGCTGATATTTTTAAGGTTCACCTGGTGCGCAGGTGAAAACCGGTTTTTGAGCTTTGTTGAAAGAATCAGCATTTTATTTGCTCCCCTTACGAGCGCTCACGCGCACCACAGAGTACGGTGCACCGGTGCTAGTGTGCGCGGTTATCAACTGGCGCGATGGTGCGAACTTGAGCGCGATGGCCTGCCAGTCGATTGACTCGCGCCCTGCGCAGGTCGATACGGTAGCACGGTGCATCGTGCCATCGATGGCCACCTGGCCCGATTCGACTAGGGCGGCTTTTAACTGATCCTCAAGGGTTTTCAGATCCGACAATTGGGCTTTCACAGTGGCCAGTTGATCGACCAGGGCAGAGAGAATCACGGGGTTTTCGTTTTGCATGGTTTACCTTTACAGGGTTAAAAAAGAACGGATAACAGGATCACGATGTAAACGCCGGCCAGGGTTAACGCGGCGCCTGCCCATATCACCCAGGTGCTGGGTTCTTTGTTATCGGGATTCAGTTCGAGATAGTGTTGATTGTGCTTAGTCATGGTGATCAGTCCTTATAAATCTCGAGCCAGGTCAAAGCTTCGCGCCTGGTAGGGCAGATTCGAATAATTTGATCGTCAACCTTTACGATCCATTCGACCTGAGCAGTAGTGCGGCCATTGAATGATTCGCGCCGGTACAGGTTAGCTTTTCCAAGGGTTTTGATAATCGGTCCGTATTTCATTACATTTACTCCAGGGTTACAAGTGGCCAAGCTTTCACCTGGCCAGGGGTTACAGGGTTAGAAGTACTGGCGAGATGTATAAAAAACATCGTTCAGGTTGATAAATTTGGGCAGGTTTTTGTCACCCAGTTGCACCAGGTCAATAAAGCGCACGGTGTCAGAATCAGAGGTGTAAATCGAGTCAATGCCGGCCATGCATTCTTCGACAGCGTATTGAAATGTATCGCCCTCACCATAGGACAATTCGGAACCATTGAAAATTGCAGTTACTTGAATCATTGGGTTACCTTTACATGTTACCTGCACGATGTTGTGCAGTGGTTGCATTGTAGCATGGTTCTGACCCGCTGGGTCAACAACTATTTTTAATAACCTACTAACCCGCTGGGTTATTCCCTTGAATACCTGTTTACCTGGTGCGTCAGTTGTGACTTGTGGAAGGGTAAGGGATTCTGGGATTTGCTTATTCCTTGTGCAAATTGAAAAGTAGTGAATCCTGGCCCTCGCCTGCGCGATGTCACCAGCGTACCACTTGACCCCTCGAACCCCTCGAACCCGTGATTCATTGACCCAGCGGGTCAACATCAGACCCAGCGGGTCAACCTGGTGCATTGATGCATTGATCCGGTGATTCCTTGACCCGCTGGGTCACAATGGCCACTGATGGCCACCTGACCCAGCGGGTCAACGGGTGCGGGGATGCGCGGGTGCTCTGGGTCCTGGCGCCAGCGCCTGGCCAGCGCGTGGCCCACGGGCGCGGGAGATCCTAGGCCCCCGGGTAGGGCCGGCGCCAAAAGGCCTGCGGCTGCGGAGGACCCGTGAACAATTTTATTTTTTTTATAAATTGACCCACAGAACCAGTGACCCACAGAACCAGTGACCCACAGTACCAATTGACACAAAAACCAAACCATGTGATAGCATCCGTACCACTATGGACAAATCATTTCCTGATCCTATAGGCGCAGATGTCACACATCAAGTCGAATTACCAGACTGGTTAGACCCAGCGCCGAGAACCTTGGCCAAGTCCCCGCCCGAGGTGAAATCCCTCGTACTGGCGCAGTATGAGCACATCTTCATGCGAGTCATTGACGAGATTGCCCATGGGCAGTCCCTGTCCCAGGTGCTCAAGGACGATCAACGGGACATTGACTACAACGACTTTTACCGGTGGATCAAGAAGGACCCGCAGCGTAAGCAGTTGTTTGAGGAAGCCCAAGAGATGCGCACCGAGTTCATGGCCGGCGAAATCATTGAGATTGCCGATGCCGAGGACAGTATCGAGGATGTGAACCGCTCCAAGCTCAAGATCGATACAAGGAAGTGGCTCATGGGTGCGCACAACAAAAAGAAGTACGGTGCTACGACCAACATCGAGATGACTGGTGGGATATCGATCCTGGGGGCACTGGCTGCGGCTAATGCTCGGGTAATCG